GCCATTTCTGCACACTTGCAGAATGAACGATGCTCGTTCGTTTCAAGAGCTCCATCCTGTCCACGTTGCGGTTTGGCACCGCAACAGTATAGAAAGGGAGGATTCGACCTCATGGAGATCGAAGTGCCTGGCAGTGGTCCTAGAGATAGGACGATTGTAGATCATTTCTTCCGTTTCGGTAACTACGATGTGTCACGCGTACCTGACGTGGGCACACCTGATAGTTACACCGGAGTAAATGTTTCCTACAATCTCATGTCTATCGACAACATTGTCGACTGGCATGGACACTACTTCCACGATACCACGTCAAAGTGGTTCGCCTATGGCGATAATAACGTGGAGCACACCCAAATTCGCGTTCACGCAAAGGAACAGGTAAGGACGATTCCCGTGATTGCAAGAACGGTCAATACGACCTATTATTACAATCCACGGCCTGACTCTTTGCTTGGTACTCCAGATCGGAACGCGGTTGGGCTTCTTTTCCCTTCTCCGCCCTCGTCACTCCTTGATGACCTGCGGCGTAAGGCGTGCAGACGTTTTATGTCTCAGATACCCATCGAGGTGGACGGTATTCCGTTCCTCGCTGAATTGCACGAAGTGACCGAATTAGTTCCTCGGTTGCTAAGTACAATTTCTGAAACAGTGGCCAGTGGTTGGCTACAATGGAATTTCGGATGTGCACCTTTGCTATCCGACCTCAGGAAGATATCTCAAATTGTTTCGACGGTCGAAGACCGTCTTCAATTTTTGATGGATACCTGGGGTAAGAAGACCCAACTCCACTTCAAGCGAAGTAAGATTTGGGATCCTCCTTTTCTTCCATTCTACGCGCTGGTAGGGGACCCTCCCTTTACTGGACGCGCCGTCAGACGATTTTATCAAGCCGACTTTCAGGCTAGTGCGTGGTTAACGCATCATCTTGAAGGTTTGCGAGATAAGCTCGCAGAATTGAGGGCGATAGGCGTGGCACTCGGTTTCACCAACATCGCTGGAGCTATCTGGGAAGAGATTCCCTTTAGCTTTGTCGTTGATTGGCTAATCGATGTCGGATCTGTTTTAGACGAAACTGCCATCACCAATATTTTTCGTGGTGATTGGTGGGTCCGTCGACCAGTGCAGAGCGTTACCGTTACCGGACGCTTATCTCTGGAACAGTTCGCACGCTGGAACTTTGTGACTGGGTATACTAACCCTACTCACTTATCTTCCATGCATGTTCGCCGTTATACCCGTTGGGCAGGTATGCCAGACGCCCCTAGTCTCTTCGACTTGGGTAGTCTGTCGCCAAAGCAGGCAAGTCTTTTACTTGCCATTGCAGCTGGCAGTCGAGCGTAGTGCTTGACGCCACTTCTATATAGATAGGAAGGATGGTAGGCCATGAGCCTTAGTGATAATCTACCTCTGACCCGTGTAAACGGTGATGAGGTAAACTTCGTCCTGACTGATACTCAGTCAGGGAGCACTGTTCGGGTGTCAAAACCCAGCAATGCTCTCGTCAGCGAATTGCTTACGATTAAGCACACGTCGCAGGGCAAGAACGGTGCGATCACTGATCGTCATCTCGTTCAGCTGCAGCAACGACGTTTGATCGCTGGCGTCCCCCGGTTGGTAACGGTTAACGTTACCTTCGCCATCGACCGCGGTTTTTACACAGAGGTATCTCCATACCTTGCTGTGGCTAC